TAGAACATCCCAAGACATTAAAGATACACTAGCTAGTAGTGGTTTTAAATCAAAAAGTCACAAAAGACAATCTCAAATTATAAATCTTATACATCAGAGAGTTAGAGCAGCTTATCAAAATGCTAAAGATCCAAATGTTAAAAGCAGATTGAAAAGTGCTTTAGACTATGCTATACAACGTAAAGAGGCCTCAAAAGCAAAAACAATAAAATTAAATAAAGAAACATCCAATCCAGAATCTGGTAAATCATCTCCATATGGTTCTGGATATGGAGTGGTTGAAAATAATATAGAAGAGAAATGTTGGAAGGGATATACGCAAAAAGGTATGAAAACATTGTTTGGTAAAAAATATCCCAACTGCGTTAAAAAAACAAACAAATAATTTTATACCAATTATCAAAATGATTAGTTTAAACGATTTATTATTAGAAGCCAAACTTCCTCAAAGCGAGCAAGATATGGATCTTTATGCTCGTAAATACAAGAAGACTATAGATTATTTACGTACCAAGAACAAAGTACTATTGTTAACTACCAGTAATAGATGGAGTGGTCACAAAGACGATATTGCTAAGAGTACACAATTAGCAATTAAAATGCAAGAATTATTAGGTAAAGAAAAAGTATCATTGATAGATACTACCAAATTAAATATAGTTCCGTGTGAGGGCAATGTATCGTCAAAATGGGGAAATCATTGTGGTACAAAAGATTCATCTTTAAAAGATAAAGAAAAAAACCCAACAGGAGAACATCGTTGTTGGGCTAGTATAAATAATAAAAGCGATGAATTGTGGAAAATAAGTAAAGAATTATTTGAAAGCGATGTTGTTTTATTTTTTGCTAGTGTAAGATGGGGACAAGCTAATGGTTTTTATCAGAAATTAATTGAAAGATTGACTTGGATTGAGAACCGACATTCTACTTTGGGTGAAAGCAATATAGTAAAAGATATAGATTCAGGATTCATTGCAACTGGACAAAATTGGAATGGCAAAGATGTTACACAAACACAAAAAGAAGTACTTCAGTTTTTTGGATTCAAAACACCAGACCAATTATTTTGGAATTGGCAATTTACTGATAATAGTTTAGACGAAACTAAGAGTTCTTACAAAAAAGCAATTACTGTATTTGATAAAACATTTTTAAAACCATATGATAAGACTAAATAACATTTTAAGTGAGGTAATACAAGAAGGCGGCGCAGGTGGACATATGGCACATCCATTTGATTTTGTAAATACTGGCGCTAAATTGGTAGATGTATTTGCGAAAGCAGTAAAGTCTCTGAAGCAAGGCGCCGGTAGTGTAAAGATTGACGGTGTTAATGCAAGTATCCGTATGGTAAACGGTCAATTTGTAATGGATCGTGGATCAGCAAAACCACTTGATATCAAAGGAATGAGGCCTGAAGATTTGGAGACAAGATTTGGGGCTGGTCACGGATTTGTTAATATAGGTGCTAAAGTTATTAATATTTTTGACGCTGCAGTTCCGTCTACGCAATCTGAATTGAAAACGCTTGGGTTACTAGATAATCCTAATATACTATTCAACATTGAATATGTAGAGGGACAAACAAATGTGTTGGGATATGGTGAAATTGGAAACTTTTTAGCTATCCACGGATTAAAAGAAATTAAACCAAAAACATTTGGTAAAGACGGAAGTGTTAAATCAAGAGAAGCTGTTGAAATACCATATGATAAAACCGCAATGCAGTCTTATATAAACAAATTAAATAAGGTTGCTATGAAGAGTGGTTTTAAGGTATTGGGTAGCATTGACACTACTTTCAAATCAGAACCAAAACTAGCAAGCGTTTTGACGCAACAAGTTACATTGTATCCCACTGGCGAAGCTGTAACTAAGTCTTTGAAAGATTGGTTAAAAGGATTAAAGTTTAAAACTCCTCTTATTACCCGTGAACAATTTTTAAAAGCGGTAGATAGTAAGAATATCAGTCAAGATTTTCCAGGTCAAGATGTAAATAAAATAGTTAATGATACTATTGTTTATTTAACCACAATTAAATTGGGAGATGAAATATTAAAAAATGCTACCAGTGAAATTGGAGACTTAGAAAAACACGAAGGTATAGTTGTAAGAGACTCAAGTATTTATGGTAATCCATTTAAAATTACAGGAAGTTTTATTATAAAAGGTCTCGGCAGTAAGTTTAAGAAATAAATTAAATACATATTTGTTATGAAGAAAGCATCAGGTAAAAGCAATTTATCAATTGTAAAAGATTACTTATCGGGCGAACGTCCATTCGTACAAGTTGGCTATGATGCCAATTTGGAGAACAATAAACGCAAAGAAGGTGAAGAATGGGAGGACGGTCAAGGTAGAAAATGGGTTTGGAAAAATGGAAGCAAACGAAGAATTTCAAAACGTGCTACCATTATCAATGAACAACGTTGTAAATGTTGTAATATGGATGTTCGTTGGGGTAACTATTTGGATGATCGTGTGTGGCCAAAAACAGGATATTGTTATGATTGTTTTATCAATTTTCAAACTGAACTAAAAATGATGGGAATGTTTGAAGTATATAACGAACTACAAGATCTTAAAAACGAACGTAGTATTTTAGAGGACTATAAAAGAAAGTTTGAAGAAAGTCAAACGTTCTGTCAAAAAAATCAAGGCAAACCAGTTGAATTCTTAGAAGAAGATGGTTCATTTGAACGATGGGAAGGTGTTCAAGATTATACTAAAATTCTTGAAGATGTAACCAATGATTTAGTTAAAATCAATGTAGGTTTGGCAGAGATTAATGTTAAAATAAAAGAGTACGAAGAAAAGTATGAGTCAGCCAAATCTCAGAGAAATAATAAAAAGTGAGTATAAGAAGTGTATAGAAGATCCTATATACTTCATGAAAAAATATGTCAAGATTCAACATCCTATTAGAGGTACTGTTGGATTTGAATTGTATCCATTTCAAGAAGACGCTTTACAAGACTTCGTTGATAATCAATTAAACATTGTTCTTAAGAGTCGTCAGATGGGTATTAGTACTCTTACTGCGGCTTATAGTTTGTGGTTAATGACGTTTCATAACGATAAGAATATTCTTTGTATTAGTATTACTCAAGAAACCGCCAAGGAAATTGTTACCAAAGTACGTTTTGCTAATGACAACTTACCAAGTTGGCTTAAGGTACCTTGTGTAGAAGACAATCGTTTGTCGTTACGTTTAAAGAATGGTTCTCAAATCAAAGCAGTATCATCTGCCGGCACAGCAGGTCGTTCATCTGCACTATCGTTACTAATCATTGACGAAGCTGCGTTTATTGATGGTATCGAAGAAATTTGGTTGTCTGCTCAATATACGTTGTCTACGGGTGGCAGAGCTATTATATTGAGTACTCCAAATGGCGTTGGCAATTTCTTCCACAAAACTTGGGTCGAAGCTGAAGAAGGAAAGAATAATTTCAAGACTATAAGATTACCATGGCATTTGCATCCAGAAAGAGATCAAGCTTGGAGAGATAAACAGACAGAATTATCCGGTGTAAAAGGTGCAGCGCAAGAATGTGATTGTGACTTTAGTACATCTGGCAATCAAGTTGTTAGTGTAGAGGTTCTTGAGTTTTATAAACAAACGTATCTAAAAGATCCTGTAGAAAAACGTGGTAATAATCAAGATTTATGGATTTGGGATTATCCTAATTATACCAAAAATTACATATTGACTGCTGACTGTGCTAGAGGAGATGGCGGAGATTTTAGTGCATTTCATGTTATTGATATTGAAACCATGGAACAAGTGGCTGAATATAAAGGTCAGTTAACTACAAAAGATTATGGCAATTTATTGGTTAGTGTAGCTACCGAATATAACAATGCTTTGTTAGTGGTAGAAAATAATAACGTAGGTTGGGGAACTCTTCAACAGATTATAGATAGAGACTATCAAAATACATTTTACAGTGCAACAGATCTTACTATTGTAGACGTAGAGAAATCTTATAGCAATAAGTTACATGCACAAGATAAAAAATTGGTAGCTGGATTTACAACGACCAGTAAAAATAGACCATTAATAGTAAGCAATTTGGAGTTATTTTTTAGACAAAAACAAGTAATTATGAAGTCTAAAAGATTGTATGAAGAATTGAACGTGTTTATTTGGAATGGTCCAAAAGCAGAAGCGATGCGGGGTTATAATGACGATTTGGTTATGTCTATAGGCATTGGATTGTGGGTGCGAGAAACCGCATTGAGGCTTAGAAATGATCAAATCGCTTATAACAAAGCTATGATTTCTAAGATATCAAAAGTAACTAGTCCGGTTACTGTTCAGAAAGATGTAAGTCCTATTGCGGACCATCACAAAACCATGGAATTTACAGTAAACGATAAAAAAGAAAGTTTAACTTGGTTATTGTAAATACTTATATAATAGAATAATATATGGCAGATCAATCATTTCAGGAATTAAGAAATCGTTCATTATTTGCACGTTTGAAACGTTTGTTTTCAAACGATGTAATTGTTCGTAATATCGGCGGTAAAAAATTAAAGGTAATTGATACCGATGAAATTCAGTATGCTACAGATCGCAATAGTTTAAGAGATCGTTTTAATAGATTACGTACAACTTCATATAATCAATATACAAGAGATTTCAATTTATCATATCAAAGTAGTCGTGTAGAACTATTTCGTGATTATGATACTATGGATATGGATCCAATTCTAGCATCTGCAT